ATAAACAAGAAAAGGACATAATCCAATGAAGTTTCCAAACAACCTTTATGTGTTGAGGAACAATAAAGGACTGCAACAAAAAGAGGTGTCTGATGCTATAGGTGTTGGTCAATCTGAATATAGCAAAATGGAGCGTGGCGATAGAAAGTTAGGTATTCATCTTGAAAAACTATTAAATTTTTTTGGTATTGATGAAGATCGATTATTCACAAATGCTTCACCAATATATCAAAAGCCAGTAGAGCATAAGATGCCACCATTAGAGGACTTGCCTATGTATGGCTTGCCTTTACCAAATGGCGGGGAAGGTTTTCAGGTACAGAAAAAGATGTTTACCCACTGTGCAAGACCTGACTATTTAATAGGTGTTCCAACAGCTTATGCCTGCTTTATGCTATCCAATAATATGGAGCAAAGATATTTTTATGGTGAAATTTTATTTGTCGATCCGACATTGCAGATAAAAGAAAAGGATTTTGTCGTGGTGCAAATAAAGGCAAGTGACCGCACCATAGGTCTTGTAAGAAAAGTAATTGAGGTCAGTGATAGGCAATTTAGATTGTCAACCCTAAATCCTGACAATACTGAAGTTTTTAAAAATTCAGACATAATTGCTATCCATAAAATAGTCGGATCTAGATCTAATATAGAATAAATATATTGCAATATATGCCAATAAGTTATAATCTCTTCAATAATTTGAGGAGAAATATCTTATGGCATATCCATTTTTTGAGAAGTTTGGATTAGATACAAAAAGTCTATCTGAGCGACAAAGTACGATTGGTGGTAGCGATATAACCACCTTAGCTTCAGGTGATCCTGAGCGAATTTTAAAATTATTTCAGCAAAAGACTGGCAAGATACAACCCGATGATCTGACAATGGTTTGGGCAGTGATTATGGGGCATATCACTGAAGAGGCTAATCTTGAGTGGACTGAGCATTATTTAGACCTACCCATAATTGACCGCCAAAAAGTATTTAATGGGAAAAAACATCCATTTATGCGGTGTACTGTTGATGGTGTAGTTAAAGGGTATAAGAATAAATTAGCAGTCATTGATGCTAAATTTACTATGGGGCGACCTAAAAGAGATGAGGAATATAAAGACGTAATACCTCGCTTAGTTAGATACTATAGCCCTCAAATCCACTGGAACGCATATTTAGTTGAAGAAACCACTGGCAAGAAATGTCCTTATGGCTTGCTATCCTTTATTAAAGGCGGTGATCAGCCATCCCTACATGAGATTAAAATTGATCGTGATTTTCAGGAAAAATTAATCAACGTGGCTAAGTGGTTTATGGGATGTATTGAAATGGACATAGAACCAACCGACATACCTACCGCAGAAATACCAGTGCCTTTAGAGGATAAAGTGCCAGTAGATATGCAGGCAGATCCTAAATGGAAAGCCTTTGCCGAACAATATATTCAAACCTTAGGGGCTAATGAGATCTTTAAGGATGCTGAAGCCAAAATTAAAAAGCTAGTACCCAAAAATGCGAGTGAAGCATTTGGTCATGGCATACAAGTCAAAGTCGCAAAAAATAACAGTAAGAGGATTACACTATGCAACAATTAGGTCAGGCAATAAAGCCAGTTCCACGATACTCGCAGTCTGAGGCAAGACCTGAGACTACTAATAAACAAGACAATAATATAGCTATGGCACTCATAGCTTTTCACCAAACTAACCCTCATGCCTATGAGGATAAAAGAAACCCGCATTTTAAAAACAAATATGCCTCACTTGAGAGTGTTATCAAGACAGTCAGAACCGCTAGTCAATTTGGTCTGACGTTCACTCAGGAGATGGATTTTGAAGGGGATATATCTTTTGTAAGAACAGTAATGATGCACTCTTCAGGGGCAATGAGGGTTAGCCGAACTAAGATTGTTTCTAAAGATCCTAATGATCCACAAAAACAAGGATCGGCTATCAGCTATGCAAAGAGGTATGGCTTACAAAGTATATTTGGACTTCCTTCTGACGATGATGATGGAGAAGTCGCTACATTAAAGCCTGAAGGTTATGCTCCCACATTTGTACCTTCAGGTAATTCTGCTTCAGGGGGTATCACCTCCTCCAAGCCCTCTGAAGTAGATCTAATTTCATTGATAGACAATGCAAAGACACAAAAAGAACTTACTGAATTGTACGTCAAATATAAACCTACAGATGACAAAATAATCCAAAAATTCAAAACCAAAAAAGGAGAGCTAAATGGATAATAAACCAATGATAAAATATGGAGTGGATGAGCTAACTATTTCCATAAATAAAAATGATCGTAAGACTGAGGATTGGCACTCAGACTATAATGGCAAGCTAGTCATTAATGGTGAAATATTTTATGCCAATGTTTATCAGAAAAATGACAACTGGATTGCAGGCAAGCTAGTCAAAGCAGACCCAACAAAGGTCAATGCAGGCGGTCAAACTTTAGCTAATTCTACAGAGTTAAATGATGAAATTCCTTTCTGATCGAAGTCAATTAATTCAGGAAGCTGATGAACTTATCAACGGGGATCGTCATCAAAACTATGGCGATGCCTCAGATAACTTTTCTCGGATAGCTACTTTATGGAGTAGCTATTTGGGGCATGAGATTAAGATGCACGATGTTGGCATAATGATGGCTTTGCTAAAGATATCTAGAATTTCTTTTGACCACGAAAATGCCAAAGATAGTTTTGTGGATGCCATTGGATATGTGGCACTTGCAGGAGAATTAGCTGTGGAGAAAACAGAAGATGAGTAAACCTCTGCCAACACTTCGCAGGACTAAAGAGCAAATAGAAAAAGATAATGAAGAGTTTTCAAACTGCGGTCATTGCGGTAAGCCCCTGAGAAAATCAAGACAAAGGCGGGATAGTCCTAAAACGTGCAGTCAATGTCGATACGAATTATCCAGTGGCAGTAGTGCTATCAGGACTATATGCAAACAGCTTCAAAGAAAAAAGCCAGTCATAGCCGAAGATGAAATGGTGTTTGAAGATCATCCAAATGGAGATAGCGACAAAGAGGGTAAGGTAACTATTAATCCTACCTTTGTGAACTATGGCATGTCACCGCTATCTGAGGTGATCAAAGCCACGAATTATCAATATAAAAAAGGTTCTGCGAGAGATGGTTATAGATACAAAAGGAGTGAGTGATGGAAGTGTGTCCAATGTGCAAATCAGCATGGCGACCTATAAATATGGGGTCGATTGAGAAATGTTCAATTTGTCAATTTCGTGTAGCTGTAGATTGTTGTTCAGGAACTTGTGAAAATGAGCCGATGGAAAAAACCGACAAGACCAACGATATCACAAACACCACTGATGGATAAATGTGAGCAGTGCGGTAAGGCTTTTGATTGGCGGTATGCAGGATTAGCCAATGCTAAAAAAAATATATTCTGCGGACATAAATGTTTTGATGATTTTAGGTTTGAGCGGAAAAGGTTAGAAGATGAGTTCAAATCCCTTTGATTATTGCAAATTCTGCAAGGCTGAAATGCCTCCGAGTATGCACAAACGTCTTAGGGCTTATATGTGTCCAAACTGCCACGATATGCGAAGAGATGGCAACTATGAAGTCAGTAAAATATTTGATGAATTACGAGAGAAGAACAAAGACCTACCTGAAGAGGATTGGTCTGATCAGAATATTGAAGTTGAAGACGAGCCACCCCTCAAGAATAAAAGGGGGGCTACATACATCTATAGCAGAAACATTATAGACGATATCTAGCCCAACAATTTCTGTAATAATTTCTCAGCTTGTATAGGACTTCTAGCCTGCTCTAAATCAATAACAGTATAATGAACCTCAGCAGTCTTAGAGTTCTTAGAGTGACCCATTCTAGCCTTCCTAATATGATCAGGCACTTCACCAATCATAGAGGTGTTGAAATACTTCCTAAACCCACCAATACCATAGTCAGGCACTCCTGCATGTTTGCATACAGTCTTAACTAATTTTCTCATAGCATTTTGCTCAAATGGTTTCTTGCCACTACTGTTAGGAAATACCCATAAAGGACAATGTGAGTTTAGCTTCCACTTTTTTAGCAGTGTCATAACGTGAGAAGGCAAACCTAAAATTCTTTCTCTGAAATTATTTTTAAGTTCCTGAGTATCATATCTATAAACATTTCTTCTTATAGTCACCTCAGACTTATTGAAGTTAATATCCTGCCACTGTAAGCCTTGAAGCTCATTAGCTGACACTCCCGTAAAGGCTGAGAAGGCTATAAATGTATCTAGATACAAAGTCTTTTCGACCTTTAATATACTGGCTATATGGTCATGTGAATAACCGCCTCTTTCATGCACTACACCCTTAATCTCTTTTCTATCGTCAGAGTTACAAGGGTTTCTAGAGATGTAGCCCTGATCAACTGCAAATTTCATAACCATATTTAAGGTTTGCACACAATGCCTAATTGTTTTGGCTGATAAATCCTTATTAGAACAATCATCAATGAAACTATTAATCTTACCAGTGGTAATCTCTTTGATGCTAATACCCCTAAAAAAAGGCACTAAGTGAAGCCTTAGATGCCTCTCATCATTCTCATATGACCTATGTCTAATACCATTAACTTTCCTGCCAACCGCATTTAATCTATTTTCTAAGGCAATCTTTGTAATGTCCTCAAACAATGCAACCTCAATCTTAGTCACATTGTTATCAAAATCAGCCATCATGCTTTTTCTGATAGCTGATAATTCTTTTTTGCTTTTAGATACTTTGAATTTGTAATAATTCATAGTTGGGGTTTTATATCTAAATCTAAAGCCTTTAAAATCCTGAGATTTAATTTCAAAATTTTTAATATCACCAATAAAATAATTAGCCATTAGTTTGCTCCCTTAACAAAAAAATCAATTGTGTGGGTATGACCTTTATTTTGCCTAATAAACAGATCTATATTATACCCAAGTTTTGCAATATCACTTAATTGGTCACCCTCAAATCCCTCAACTTTCATTAGCTTTGCTAGTTGCTTTGAGGTTTTGCAAAATGGATAATAGAGGCTTGGATTATTAATATCATAATTCCTACCATCTATTTTGACATTAATTGTTGGCTTTGTTCTCTTTCTGTTCTGCATGATTTTGCCTCCTCTTTTTTATTAATCACTTTTAAATTTGTGTTTTTTTTAATTAACCACATTAAAACAAATGATATTCCTATTTATCGCACTATTATACTTATTATGCAACTATTATTTCAAAAAAAGGGGAATAAACCTGACGAACATTAATCACTTTATTAATCACTCTGTAATCGTTATCAGGCTTAAAACGCAAAAAAACCTCAAAAACCGAAATCTTTGAGGTTGTATAAGTCGTTGATTTTATTGAATAATTGGTTGCGGGGGTAGGATTTGAACCTACGACCTTCAGGTTATGAGCCTGACATTTTGCCCCTAAAAATGAGGGTATATATAGGTTAATAGTTTTCATTAATCACTTTATTAATCACTTTATTTTTGAAATAAATCAATTAATCACTATTACTATTTTTTTAAATTTCCTGCAACTTTTTCTGCTGATCTGCCGATAGTATAACCACCAACACCCACTGTCAGGAGTGTCCATAATTCGGCAGGGAGGGGGATGGATAATTCAGTTCCAGTGAATACACCCACTAATGGAAACACTA